GGGAACTCGGCCGCAGAAGCAAAAAACGTAAATGCAAACGACGAACTGTTCGCTTTAGCAGCCTAAACGCTGCTTAGGGTTTCGGTTAGTTTCCTCGTAACAGAATAACTAACTTTTATTAACTAATCTACAAACAGATGAAAACATATACGAAATCATTTTTAGTAGCAGTATCCGCAATATTTTTAATTTCAATTCTCACACAAGTAACAACATCGAAACTACATAATTTAAAACAATCAAACTTTACCGATAGTACAGCAACCGTTGCAGTCAGAGAACAACAACTAGATTGTTTAGCAAAAAATATTTACCATGAAGCAAGATCTGAACCATTTGAAGGTAAAGTTGCTGTAGCGCAAGTCACAATGAACAGAGCAGCAAATGCCGGATTTCCTAATGATATTTGCCGAGTAGTATATCAAAAGAATGTAGTATATGAAAAGGTAATTTGTCAATTCAGTTGGTACTGTGAAACTTCTACAAAAACAAGACCTATACATCAATCTGCATATAAAGAATCTTACGAAGTAGCTAAGAAAGTTTTACTTGAAGGATTTCGATTAGCTGGGCTAACCGATGCACTTTATTATCACGCAACGTATGTTTCCCCTGGATGGAAACGACAACAAATCGCACAAATCGGCAATCACATTTTTTACAAATAAATTATGAAATACCCCACACTACAAGATGTTATTGACTATTGCAAAACAACTTTAACAGTTGCTACTGCTGAAACAATTGCATGGATTGGGATTGTACTTGTCCACGCCGCAACTATACCAACAATGGTTTCAATCATGTCTGGTCTATCAGATAAGATGCCGCCCGTTGATCTTATTCTGTTTATTTGGGGCGGATTATCTATGCTATTTGTTAGAGCAGTAATCCTTAGAGATATCCTACACATTGTAACAATTGGTTTAGGATTTATTATCCACTCCGTGCTTCTTGCACTCATTTTATTTAAATAAACATCATGACTACATTAAGAGAACAAACATCAGAAAAACACAGAGAAGCTGAATCTCAGCCGTTTATTCAAGAAATTTTTAATAAACAAGTTACGCCTACAAAGTATGCTGAATATTTGTATCAATTATACTTGATATATCATACAATAGAAGATTTAGCAGGTCCTAAATTTAACGTATTTGATGGCATTGAAGGTATTAAACGATCTTCGGTGGTTTTTGAAGATTTCACCGAACTTGCTGTACCCGATAGGCCATATCCAACCAATCATTCAACATTGAAATACATTAACTATCTTTTAGATATTACTAATCCAGATGATCTAATTGCACATATGTACGTTAGATATCTCGGTGATTTGAATGGTGGGCAAATTTTTGCTACCCTAGTCCCTGGATCTGGAAAAATGTTTGAGTTTAACAACAAAGAAGAATTGTTAACTAATTTTACCAGTAAATTAAAAGAAGAAATGGGGCCCGAGGCGTGTGTTGCTTTCGATTACAACATTGAAATTGCCAAGGAATTTAATTAATGTCTTTAGTGTGGGATAAAATGATTCCATTGTCTCAGACAATACTTGATACATTAGAACAATCTACAGATGACGAATTAAAATATACTGCGGAACAGGGCAACGGATATCTATGGGAAAATTATATTTTTACATCTCGGAATTATCGTCGCGCGCATGTAGAAATTGTTGATGCAAGAGAAGCAAAAAAGATCTGGGTTATGCACATGACTATATTCCCGGAACTAGATGATCCGTCGCCTATTTTCGGATTTGACGTAGTATGCGGTGCAAATAAAATTACAGGCGCATTCCATGATTTTTCTAAAAACGGAAATTGTTCAGTATATGCGTGGTTCATTGACCGTTCCTCTAAATTAGAATGGAATAAACCCAGGGTATTGCCTGATTGGGCAACTCAAATTTTTAGTCCTGGTATGATTGCGGCAGGTAATATATCCGAAGAAGAAGAATTGGATAAATTAGCTGATTTAGCTATTGAAAGTTTAGACGTTTACCTATATAATGTAGGATGTGTTGAGAAAACAGGTGAATCATATAAGGAACAATATAACAATTATTGTAAGTTCCAAAAGATGAACCCCCATACTCCGGCAATGATGATTAACCTAGGCATCGACGAAACGGTGTTTAAAAACTTTATGGATGAAATCTTATTTCCAGAAATCGAATGATAGAAATGTTAGAACAACAAACAGAAGAGACATTAACCGATGCTCTAATTATTACTAAGAGATTTAGATCGCCAAATGAATTTTCGCTCTACATTGAAGAAAAAGTATTACAAGAGTCAATTGGATATATGGATGCAGTAATTGCGTATTGTAACGATATTGATATAGATGTTGAGGCAGTTACAAAATTGATAAATCAATCTCTTAAAGATAAAATTCAAAACGAAGCTGAAGATCAAAACTATATGAGACCAAGGGGCAAATTGCCGCTATGATAATGGATGAATTTTCAGTTTACAAAATGTATATTGCTTTAAAGCTACACTTTACTACAGATGCATATGATGTAATTAAACAAAAAGGCAGGGTACGCGCGAGCCGACAAGCGTTTGCTAAAAGAACAGATTTGTTCTCAATTAGAAAAATATCAAAAAATTATTCTGACGAAGAAGTTGCTAATTTTTTAGTCGCCAATTTTGTGTCAGGTGATCGTTGGGGTGGAATGTTTGATTCTGAAGCAGGACAACGATACCAGATGTGGAAGAAGAAAATTGAGAGTTTGTCTTATAATTTCACACAAGATTTGGACAATTTAATTCAGGAAATGGATGATTCTGGATTAAAAATTAAAGATATTTTCACCGTGTCTAAAGGACAACATCCATATATAATAAAAGCATTTTTGAGAAAAACTATTAGTCTAGAGACATTAGTGATTCTTGAGAAACTTAATGGGTTTGTTGAAACTTATGATAAAGAAATCAGTGACACTGTAGTGTGGCCTGATGTATCTAGACTTATTAAAAAATATAAACCGTTTCTAATTTTAGACCTGGAAAAATACGATGCAATCTTTAGACGCAGAATTAGTGCAATCTAATAAAAAAATTAAAAAGCTTGAAGAAAATATAACAATGCTACAAGAAGTAATTTCACAACAACAGGAAACGATGTTGGAAACCCAGAGATATTTAATTAAACTTGCTCACGGGCAACAAGAATTAAGTAAAAGAGTTTTGTCTTGGCCGTATGTCAGAATCCAGGCAAAACGAACAAAAGATGTTTAAATTTATGGAGATTTTTATTTTTTAAAATGAATAAAACTAAGAAAAGCGATTGGTACGATCGCGAGAAAAAGATACGCCGAGTTGAAAAGGGTACCTCAAAAATTGACAAACATCGAAAGATTATATATAATGTAGCATCATTGCAAAAAGACGATGATGTGTTTGATGAATTTCTAGATTATGCATACGTTAATCAAAAAAATAAACGACGTTAATACTACGCTTATACTACGCCAATACGAAAGGAAATATTATGGCTTATACTTCACTATCTGATCTACGCAAATCTCGCGGTGGCTTCGATTCATTAATGAAAGAAGTTGAAAAGATCGCAAATCCCCAATCCGAATCTAACAATCGCAACGACGATCGCTTCTGGCAACCTGAGGTTGACAAGGCAGGCAACGGCTATGCGGTTATTCGTTTCTTAGCTCCACCAAAGGGCGAGGAACTACCTTGGGTTCGTATTTGGAATCACGGCTTTCAGGGACCTACAGGTAAATGGTACATTGAGAATTCTTTGACCACTATCGGTAAACAAGATCCAGTATCAGAACTTAATACTGAATTGTGGAACTCAGGTTCAGAAGCAAATAAAGAAGTTGCTCGCAAACAAAAACGCAAGCTAACATACTACACTAACATTCTTGTTGTTCAAGATTCTAAGCATCCTGAAAATGAAGGCAAGGTGTTCTTGTTTAAATTCGGTAAGAAAATCTTTGATAAGATTAAAGATGTAGCCGAGCCACAATTTGAAGATGAGAAACCACTTAACCCGTTTGATTTCTGGGAAGGTGCAAACTTCAAGTTGAAGATTCGCAATGTTGAAGGTTATCGCAATTACGATAAATCAGAGTTTGATGCACCTAGTGCTATTTCAAATGACGAT